AAGTTATTTTCTATACAATATCTCGATACGAATTTCAAACTTTCAGCAAGTCTTCTAAGACTGTCAGGAGAATCAGGATCTTGAATCTCCAATTGTTTTACGTAATCAGTGTAGCACTTAATTGCCTTTGGTTTAGTGTAAAACTCTAAAGGATAATATGATTCATCTGGAAAAATTTTATGTGGTGCCGTGAAAAAATCCTCTTGGATTAAATTTGGATACGTTTTAAATAACTTGGAAAGTTTCTGAAGTGATATAATCTTATCTTCCTCTAAATTAGAGAAATCCTTTTTAATTTTAAAAGGATCATCTTTAACTTTTCTTGATACAACTAAATGATTGTTGTATATTTGTTTTTCAAATTCACTTATCATAAGTGAAATCTATACTGGGATTATACAGTGAAAATTCAAAAAATGAGTTATTCTGATTATTCATCATAGATAATTGAAATCTCTCCAATTGTTTATCCCGTATTGGTAAAAATGCAATACTCTTCTCTATTCTGGATACGAACCCATCATCATCTTGGACCCACTCCCCGGTCTCCAATAATATAAGAACTAGTTCCCCATTTTGTTTACCTATTTTTAGTTTGTAATTATTCATTTATATATTTTATTAAGAACGTATTCGATTTGTTCCATTAATTCATACTCACATAATCCCCAAATTTCGACAAATGATTTACCTTCCTTCAAAAAAGGATAACAATGGACCGTAATTATCGGAAGATTATTCATCATTACATCTAATTTTGCGGTAGATGTAGTATTATCCATTGTTTTTACTATTTCAATATTCATATATTTGTTTTTCAAAGTCACTTATCATTTAAACACCATATTGTTAATTTTACACTATTATAGATTGAATATGTTCTACTGGCTCCAGATTTTCTAGTAGCCTCATAGTATCCCTTCAATAGCCCACAAATTAAAGTCATTTATTTTTACTGTTTAGATACTTCGTCACGTATTTCGATTTCGCAATCGTCGGATCGAAGTCCAGAAACACTTTAACAAGTTCGAAGTCAGTGTCAAGATTCAAAATCTCTTTAAAAATAGTTTTTAATTTCTCACTTTGAAGTGTTTGAATAAACACATTCTGAATTGAAAGTTTTTTACCTTTCAGATTCATTACGAAAGTGCAGAAACATAGGAACAAGTGATTTGATTCTTCTTCTATAAGATTTGATGAGGGGTCTATCATAATTTTTCACAAAGAGTTTTAAATTGTTCCTCATTTATATAATAACAAATATTAGCGATATGTAAAGTATACATTTCTCCAACACCGCTTTTAGCAATCATGTCAATTCTATCTAAATTGACAATAGTCATACCGGGATTTTGAATATACCCTTCAGTGATATCATATCTCATAAGATCTATTTTTATAAAATCTCTATTAAAGTGTAAATCTTTTATCATATTTGTATTAATTTTTGTGTAAAGTCCAAAAACTTCTGTGATATCTTTCCACCACTTGCCCATTCGCCGCCACCACCATTACAAAGGTTTTCGGCCATAAATGGTATATTTGCTATTGAACCTTCTGGTTTTCTGAAGGAAACGAACTGAGTGTCTGGATTGACCACGATGATGACATCCTTTTTATGATTGTCAATCAACTTTTTGGCAATTTCGTTGACGGAGAACTTGGAAAACGTGGCAATCACTGACCATTCCTTGAATTCACCTTCATAAAGATCTAACCTTTCATATTCCTTATCTATTGCATCGAAGAATGCTATTGCTGAGTCGAATTCCCTATCAGTAAGCCCATCATATCCATTCCAGAATCTTTCTACAAAAGTTTTAAACCTATTATATCGAGTATTCCTATATAATGCATTAAGATACTCAGATTCTCTATGTTTTAGAGAATAAACGTTGTAATCGTCCACATAAAGAATCAATTTTTTCAAATTATTGGGAATATCAAACTTTTCTTTAAACTTTTTATAAAGTAACTTACAACATGATGAAGTTTCTTCGGTGATAATGGAAGAATCGAATACATTTAGCTTTTCACCACGATCTGATACGAAAACTACCTTGTGGTCATCAATTTTATTGATTAAAGACTGATCTAGAACCATTCCAACCACGAAAACCTTATCATAATCCTCTAAATTATGCTCCCATTCAGTGTATTGGTTTAAAAAATCACCAAAGAACACTGATTTATAATCCATATTGGGAAAAATGTTCCCTAAGAGGATGGTAGAACATGCTCCATCAAGATCAGAATTAGCCCATACAAAAATTTTACTCACATTGTAATTATCCATATATCATTGTTTTGCAAGTTTTTCCAATAACGATAAATCGTCATCTCCCATAATCTCTTCTTGTTCGTCTGATTGTATGATTGTGAGTGTTTCGTAGATGATTTTCATAGCTTGGATCATTCCACGGGGTCCAAATCGATTTTTCATCATACCAAGTCGTATTAATCCCATTTCCATGTCTTCATCTGATTGAAATATGGACAAAATAACATCTGCGGTGGCGGCAACACCAATGGATTCGGATATTCCTTCCATTCCGGGGTTGTCTTTACCAAAAGAACTACGATTTAACTGAACAGCAGTAATAATTGGACATAAAAAGATGTAAGACATGGCTCTAACTTGTTCACATATGTATTTTATACGCTCATATGAGTTAGTTCCCTTCTCAGTATGTAACAAAGAAACATAATCAATGACAATAGCATCCAAATGAATGCCAGTATCCATCAATTTTTTAATAAATGCTGACAATTGCTTCGGGGTGATAGTAGAAGGTGGAAATTCCTTAATAAATAGCTTACCACTGGTCTTTCCTTCCTCTTTTAGAGCATATCTAAGAGTGTGTGCATCCTCTTTGAAGTTCTTTAAAGGTATCTTAGTGACATTGGATGCTATGCGCTTGGCATAGAGCATCTCAGACATCTCCAGAGACACCACAAGGACATTTTTACCCTGCTCTGCTATGTTCGCAGCTATATTACCAAGGAAGATGCTCTTGCCGATGTTAGCTTGTCCTGCAAACACATACAATGCCTTACCATCTTGTCTATAACCACCTCCAAGGTGTTCATCTACCCAATCCCAACCAGATGAAATATAAATATCTTCATTTAGGATATCATCGATTAACTTATCAACATCCTCGAATAACTCAATACCACGTTCAGTATCGAGACAGATCTTGCATATATCCTCAAATGCTTCCAATACTTCGGAAGGATTCTTAACTTTCTTCTCTGAATTCTCTGCAATCTCAAGAATATTACACCAAGTAGCACGTTCCTTTAAGAATCTCTCAGTATTTTGATAAAGTTCATCCTTATCAAAGGTCTTATCGATGTCTTTAAAGGACTCTACAAGACGTTTAAAGTCTTGCTTCATACCTTCAGTGGTCAAATATGGCTTGATTTCAGTTACCGTTGGTAACTTCTGACGTTTATCATAGAAATCCTTAACAATTTCAAAGTATTTGGCTATATTTGGCTGCTCAAAGTATTCGGACTTAATATAATCCGCAATAGAATTTAAGTAAGTGCTGTCAGTCATAGCCTTATATGCTATGATGCGTTCGTATTCATCTAAATCGATGGTCATTTATATTTGTTTAGAAAGTATTGTTCTCCCGATTTCCAGTCGTCGGTGAATTCTCGAAGTCCCGGTGACTCATGGGTGATTGGAATGGCACCAACTCCAACCCTATACCCATTCATATGACAGTTTAAGGAGAAGTCAAGATCATAAAAGTGGAATTTAGATGGACAGTAATCATCAAATCGCATGTCTCGCATGGTTTTCAGATTCAACGCCATGAAAACACCATCAATCATAACTACCCTATGTGGATAGGGTCCAAAATTAGTAGGAACTGATCTAGAAAAATATCTATCATCAGCATTCACGCCATATTTTTGAACTAAATGTTGAACACATCCATGTAAATTACCACTACCAAATCCCCCACCCATCAAATGCCACAATGCGGGAGACTTCAATTCTATCTTAGATGTTCCCGCTACCCCAACTAAATCAAATTTACCATCTAGTTCTTCCAACCTTTCAATCGGGTTATCTAATAATTGAATGTCGTCGTGTGCCAATATAATCCAATCTACATCATCCTTCAACGCCTTCGTTATTGCAAGGTTATATACAGTTGGTAAGGATTCTTTATTTTCTAGAAAATATCTCGAATTTATATTATATTTTTTAATACTTTCAAATATTGAAGTCTTATTTGCGGCATCCTTTTGAGTAGCTACACAGATTAAAGGATTCTCAATTTTCATGAATTTAGCGTAACACATTCAATTTAGTTGTCAACCAGATTAAATATGGTTATGACTAAATATGGATTTTCTTATTTTACCCAACGCGCTGAAGTTCTTAATGAAATGGCTGGAAGACCAAGTAAATTATTGGTTGGTCCCGCTGGCTCAAAAATGACTGAATATATTAAGCATATTTCAGCCACCCTTAAAAAAGGGGGGCAAATTGAGATACCTGATGTGAAAACGGGAGAACTTAAACTTACAGACGTTCCCGGATTTCCGGGAAATACTCAACGATTAGTTTATCGTTATATTATATACACAATAAGCGAATTTGATAACATATCCACTGATGACGTTGAGGTATCTAGAAATATAAATAATAGATTAGCGAGGCGCAATGACGAAATAACCAACCTAGCAATGATTATATTGGGTCAAGGTGGTAAAAGTAGAGAAGATATTGGATTAGGTTCACAAGAAGTGTATGCTAAAGCCATTGGGAAATGGGTATCCGAAAATCCCGAAAAAGTCACATCTCCAGAGTTTCAACAACTCATAACTGCTACTGATAATATCATAGAATTTTTACACGTTGGGAGAACTGGTGAAACTGGAACCGCTAAAGTAAAAGAAAAAGAAGTTCAAGATGTCCATGGAATTCCAGTTGATGAGCTACATGCTATCGCATCAAAAGCGGCACCATTAGTTGCTAAAATAAATAAAGCACATGGTTATAAATATGGTGCGCCAGATCCATCAAAAGCATTTTCTAGACCTAAATTGGGGGATTCTGGTTATACTGAAGACCAACCACCCAGTAAAGATATATGGAAAAATCTAGATCTTAACAATAATCACACTGATAACCTATTCATTCTTTCTGGGGCATTGAAGGAATATGGTAAATACATTCAATATTTCAAACATTTATTTATCACTGAATCAAAAAAGGAAGCGTATAAAAAATATACTAATCCCGTGGAAAAAAAGAATAAAATAATTGAAACATTAGCTGAAAGATTAAACGAAAAAGAAGGTGGGGAAACCATCGATCCAGAAGAAACAATTAATCAAATGTTAAGAGCAGATCTAAAAGTGTTCAAACAAATTTTAGATCTATTGAAACAAGCCCAAGAAAGTGGGACCGGAATTGGATTAAAGGCATTTTTCAGAATTTTAAATGTTATTAAAAATAAAGATCCAGATAATGACGATTTACAGGATACGATAGAGTTGATCTACGCTTATTTAGGGACAGTAAGTGCTTTCGATCAACAGAGAAACAAATCTAGAAAAGAGGGTGAATATCGAGGATTTGATCCCGATATTGTCGCTTCGATTGCGACTTCTCCAGAAGATCGGGCAATATTTGATAAATGGTATGATGTTGTGTTTTTTCCCTCTGAAAAAGCCAAAGAAGAAAAACTTTTAGCTCAAGCATCAGGTGATATTTCAACCAATCTTGCAGATGAGAGAAGAAAATTTGATTCTTTTCAAAAACATGAAGTTAATACTAAAGGTCAGTTAGTAAATCGCCAAGGTATGTATGATAGATATGGGGCAATTGACGATCAAATCAAGGCCGAATTAATGGCAAAATTAGAAGGTGTCCCAATGGATGATTGGTCAACTAGTGATTATATGGAAGCTAAACGTTTAGGGATAATTAAAGCTTTACGGGACGGAGAAACTGAAGAGGTTACACCGGAAATGGAAGATGAGGCTATTGCACACTTAAAAATTGCAAATAAAGCAGCCGCACAAAACCGCTTAAAAGAATTAAAAGCCGAATCATATGTTATGGACTATATGACTGAACAAGTATCTAAAGATAGATTCAAACCAATTGGTGAATTTAAGGATCGTGGATTTAAGAAATTGAATTACGACCAATGGCTACGAAAAAATAGCTAACCAATTAAGGCTAGCTATTTAAATTCTTAAGATTTGATCTACTAATTTATTGTTCGATTGGTATTTCTTCTTCCAACTTATCAAGTTTAGTTGAAACTTTCTTCTTCATATTTTTAAGTTTATCTAAAGGGGATTCTTCGACTTGTATCTCTTCATCAGGAGTATCCACAATATCTTCTTCATCATATGGTGCTTCTTCTTTAGAAAATGCCCATTCAGTTTGAAGACGAGTTTCAAGTTCCGGTAAGAGTTTCTTCCAAACATCTTTATCCTTTCTCCAATTCTTATAATATCCCAAAGAATCACCATTCCAGTCTTTGTAAGTTTTTCCATCTAGGATAACTACGCCCAATCCTCTCATCAATTCGAGAAGACCATAGAATTTATCAAGGCCCGTAGCGAATGATAGATACAGTTCAACTTCTAGGAACGGTTTAATAAACCTATTCTTAACAGTAAGACATCTTAAGATTGCTCCAGAATAGTTCTTCTGACCTGTTGAGAGAGTATTATCGATAGTCTTACCTTCATCATCTTTAGTAGCCTTCTTAGCCATCTGAACCGTCACTGAAGGCATATACAGCGCATACTTACCACCGGTAATATCCTTTTCTAATGATGGATACATTTGGTTTGGGTTGTCATAGACATGATTCGTAAATACAATAGATGTTTTAGTAATTGCTGACCAGTTAGTGCAAGTCTTCAATAAACTCTTAACAGATTTAGCAAATGTTCCCATATCGGCAGATGTGGATTCCTTATCCATTCTCTTTTCACCAAGTTCGGACTCCATATTAGCTAAAGAGTCAATGATAATTAGAAATTCTCCAATTTTATTGGATTCAGAAACACTCTTCAAGAATTTGAAGATAGCATTTCTAGTATTCTCCAACGTTAAAGCAGTAACATACTTAACCTTTGTTGGGTCAATTCCAAAATTAATAGCAGACTCTGGATCAATAGCATTTTCAGAGTCAAACACTATAACATATTTGCCCATCTTCTGAGCATTTGCAATAATTTTTTGAACAAAAAATGTTTTACCGCAACCACTAGGCCCAGCAAATTGGACAACTCTGCCTTCTGGAATACCTTTATATAGAGATCCTGATATAATCGCATTTAAGGCCAATGATCCAGTATCGATATATCTATCGACTCTTGATAGAGTTGACTTATCTAAGTAGGTAGCGTATGGATTAATCTCATCGATTTCATCCATTAATTTAAAATATTCTTTATCTTCTTTTGCCATTTTTAAATGTCGTCTATGGAAATAACTTTTGGATTATTAGTCACTGGAGCTGGGGGAGTGTTAATTTGAGCGTAACGAGACAGAATATCCGCATTCAACTCAACGTTACTCACTGCCACAGAATTCTTATTAAATGTCCAAGAATTCAGATTACGCTTTTCTTTGTCTAAGAGTTCAAAAAAGAATAATGGGAACACCTGAAGTTCCAATTGTCCATTTTGGGATGGTTGGAAATGTAAGATAATGGGATTATCTAGAGTGATCTTGCTTTCACTTTGATATGTTTCGACTCCAAGGATTGTTCGACCTATTTGATCGATCAGGACGGTATGTTTATTTGTTTTCTGTTGCATATATAACAATTTAACATATTTTCCCCCAAATGTCAAGAGTCATTCTTGGATAATTTCCTCCTCAAATGCCCCTGCCTAATTTTTTCTTTAATTTCTTCAGATCTGGGCTTTCTTAGATTCTCCTTAAATTCCTCGGATTTAGGTTTCCTCAACTTTTTTTTAGTTTCTTCGGGAAGTTTTATTCCTAATCTAGCTTTGCTCATTTTTTCCCTAGTTTCTTTGGAAAGTTTTTTACCTCTATTAAAATTCGACTGTCTAAGTTTTTCTTTATGTTCCTCAGAATGTGGGTTCCCTGATCTGGCAATACTCATCTTTCTTTTACTCTCTTCTGAATGTTTCTTCCCAAGTCTATCTACACTCATTTTAGATTTAGTTTCCTCAGAATGTCTACGATTTCTCATTTTTTCTTTGGTTTCTTCGGAATGTTTTTTCCCTAATTGAGACTGTCTCTTTTTTTCTCTATATTCTTCCGTGTATTTCCTATTCCTCAATTTTTCTCTAGTTTCTTCAGATGCTATAACCCCTGTTCTATCGGTAGAAAATTTGCAAGTATTATATCCAATAGAACTATTGGTTGAATCAAATAATTTTACATAACGTCTCTCTATTTCTAGGAGTGTATCATTATGTTCGATATTGGTCTTATCGAAGTTTTTAAATATCTCTAAAACTTCTACAGTAAAAGAATCCCATCCGTGTTTTATTAAGGCATTTTCAATATGATACCTACCTTTAATTTTTTTAGAAGTCCTTTTATGATCTCCCATTCTATAACGAATATTGATTGTTTTTCCTATATAAATTTTTCCAGTATTGACACATGTTAATTTATATATACCTGCTTCTTTTGGATATTTAGAATGATCACTCATTCATATATTTAGTCTGATGGATGTATCTTTTTGCTTCATACTTCTTCATGATTATTCAATAAGTCAATCTTTAAATTGGTTAAAAACTGTTTAGCTCTTACAGATACTCTACTTCTTGGTTTAGGTCCAATAATCTCTTCGCAAAATTTTAAAATGGTAAGTATGGAGTTATCAATATCTGATAATTTCTCAACTTCTACAATTTCACCTTTTAAGTGATTTAATATGTAATTATAATCCCTATTATATGGAATAATATGTGGAATCTGTAATAGATTTTTTTGATACAGGATTTTTTGTCGGATCTCTTCCATTTGCGGATTATTAAAGGGTCCGACATCATTACCCTCCAATGCATTTACTAATTTTTCTATTGCAGTATTCTCTGCTACATCTAGTCCCTTATTATAAGCTTCTTGTGGTGTCATTTTAACTAAAAAAGTCCTCCAGTTCTATCTTCACATTTTCGTTTGGTTTTCGCAACTTCCAATTCACCGATTTATAGAACCGATCAATTGCAGCATACAATATTTTACCAAACATTTTTTCGTAATCAACTTCAAATATATCATTGAATTCTTCTGGATATGTTCCTTTGAATCCTATGGAATCAATCCCGTATTTATTTGGAACTTTAACATATACCGATTTAACTTTATCGCCAGACTTAAATTTCTGATATTTTCCAGATAGATTCAATTTTTCAAGGATTAAATCGTGGAAATATGCAGACTTAACGTGGGCAGGCATTCCTTTAACAGTTTCAAACTCGTTGCATTGTTTCGAATACTTTTCATAGTTATTGATTCCACTATTTTTATAAATGGACTCCACTCCTAAACTTTTAAAAACTTCATAAGCATTCATAAATGCATCGTTAGTCTCTTTAAGAGAGTGTGTGTCGATCATTATCTCAATAATCTTCTTAACGTGAGGTTTTAGAGCCTTTGGCATAGTTGTTTTCACAACATCCACACCCTTATACTTGTATTTGTTAACTTTGACTCCCTCCTCGTCTAAAATATGTAAAACATAATACTTCTTACCTAAGAATATTCCAGAATCGCATATAACTTCTCTCTTAAATACCAATCTCGGATCTTGTGACCATAATTTCCTTTTAGCCCATTCAGAACATTTATCATTTAAATAATTTTCGAATTTATTACACAGTTCCTCGAAATCATTCGTGTCTATTTTAATATCATCCAATAATTTAAATGAAACGTATAAACTATCTGTATCATTATATATCAGACCATTCTCGACTTTATCATATACGTTTGGATAGAATTCCTGAATAAATGATCTGAAAACATCATTACTATATTTGATTACTGCTTGTCCAGTGAGAGTTACGGAAGCACCAATCTCATCATCACCCAATGGGGCATACTTATTGGCACAATACCCATATGTGGAGTTTAGAGTAATTTTATAAGCATGTTGGAAGGTATCATATTTTTGAATATCCGATTCTCTTTCGGATTTTTCCTTTTTAGATAATCCCTTTTTAACTGATTCATATTCTCGTTTAGCATTGATCATCTTACCCTTCATTTCCTTACGTTTACTATAAAGGAAATCTAAGAATTCTGGCATGATTCCCTTTTTCTTTTGGGAGAATAAAATATCAGAGTCGGACTTTGCAAGTTTCTCTTCTTTGATATATTTTAAATAATTTTCCCTAGACAATTCAAAGGTTCTTCCTGACACATGTTTAATATGGTATGTGTCATCAATTTTCTCAACACTACCAACCTTAGTTTCTGGTGACATATTCAATGATATCATCACGCTTGGATACAGTGAGTTTGCATCAAAGCTAACTATATTTTCAGCAAATCCTAATTTTGGAACTGCTACATATGCTCCCGGTATTTTACCTTCGACCTTTGGCCTGATGAATGTTGGTATCTTTTCATCCCGGTGTCTTGCTCTGATAGCAACCGCGCCATTTACAACTGGAACTGTTTTGATGGCATTTTCCATATTACAGAGTCCAAGATATGATATAAACCTAAGAAGTTCAAGATACTTCAACTTCTCTTCAAGTTTAACCATCAACTCAACATCGATTAAGTTATATTTTACAAATGTATCCCAATCATTCTTAGCCAAATCCCAAAGAGAACCTTCAAAATCAACTTTGTTTTCATCGAGTTCTATTTCTGCAACATAATCCAGTTTATAGGATTCTAGAGGTTCCATTGCAAACTTTTTATACATTACAAAATAGTCTAAACAACAAATTCCTTCAATTACATACTCTTTAGTTGGTTGGCCAAATTTTCCCTCTTGGTTAATCTTCTCGTAGATTCTTCCAATTGGTGATAGTTCATCTGCCCATTCCTTTCCCAACTGAAATGTTATTCGATTAACAAGATATGGGATATCGAAGCTGTTGGAATTATATCCAACAAGTGCATCGGGATAATCTGATGTGAAATGTCCTATAAATCTTTTTAGTAGATCTTCCTCAGACTTACAGTGGTAATACTTCACATCTTTTCTAGGAGAATCATGTGATTTTAATCCGAATTGAGTATATTTCTTAGTCAAGGAATCATAACAAGTCAATAGATTTATAACTTCTTCGGCTAATTCGGGTTCTGGGAACCCACGATCAGGAGGACTTGGACATTCCAAGTCAATATACATATATTTCAATGGATTCTTTGCGAAGTCATCATTTTCATTGCAATGATAGTAACTATCAATTAAAAATTGTTGGTAGGGTGGGAGATTTTCAAAAATTCTCTTAATCCCAGACTCTTTTACAAACTTATTACGATCCCATAGAGTTGCAAACTCCTTTTTCTTTAATGTTGTCCCATAAATCGATTTAGAATCCCCACTTTTACTTTCCAAGTAAAGATATGGGCTATACTCCAACTCTTGGGTGACTCGATTTCCCGAAGCATCCCAACACCAAATGGTTATGTTTTTTGTTTTATTGTTATAGACGCAATTTCGATACATTTTATCTAGAATAGCCCAACTTTACCAGTTGTCAACTAAATAATGACATGACAGCTAAAGATCAACAAGAAATCGGTAAAATATATGAATCTTTAGATTTTAAATCATCCTATGATCAACAATATGATCCAAATATTGAACAATTAAAAGTCGAAGCCAATCAAAAATGTTATAGTGTAGAGAAACTGTTATCTGGAACGATCACTTACTACAAAAGAGAAAAGGAAAAGTTCTTTAATAATCCTACAGATATGAATAGCTTTGAGGCTATACATCGA